TCCTTTGGATAGAGTGAAACACTTGCGTCTAGCCTTCCAAATGGAGTAAAACGCTTGCGTTCCCTACCAATCATTATAAGAAAAGCAGTGGATGGATGGAATCCACCCCGAAATTAGGCGCTTACTTCACCTTTACCGGATTCTCTAATGGTCTGTTCGGCAGCCTTAACCGCTTTCTCTACCCAAACTACTAATTCAGCATACTTTGTCGCTTTAATCTTTTCTTTAAGATAAGGAACTAAATATCTTGTAATAGCAATAACTGCCACAATGACAGTAGTTTTTAATAATTCAAATAAAATATCATTCATCTTTATTCCTCCTTTATTCCATTGTAATATTATCAGTATTGAACTTGGCCATGTTTTCAGCTTTGGCTTTCCACACAATAAAACCTGTATGTATTCCTAACTCTGTAAAAGCACAAGGAATACCGACTGTAAATACGGACATATCAGATATGCAGAGAACATTTTGAAATATAGTGGTTATAATGCCAATCAACACGAACGACCATACAAACTTGAAATTCAACCAATATAACTTGTCGTTAAATCCTCTATGTTTGAACATGTCATATCACCTCATTAATCTCTTAAGAAATCATGTTCTTCTTTGCATCTCTCGAATTCTTTTTCAATGAAGTCCATCGCTAATTCGCATTCTCCATTTTCAAGATGATTATCAGCAATATATTGCCGATATTTACTACATATCCGTACCACCTGTACGAATTCTTCTTTTGTGTGTTTTCGTCTGTTTCGTTGACTGTTTTCAAAATCTAGTATTCGATTTCGCCAATCGTCCACCTTATGCTCTTGCAAATCCTTCTTGATGGTGGCAATTTCCCTTAATGCATCTCTATTTATACGTCGTCCTAGCATAGCCAGAAGGCTTAATTTATCTGGCATGAATTTTTCCCATATAGCAAGTAATGCAATAGCTATAGGGGAAATATATGCTAATAATGTCTCCATCAAACTATCTCCTCTCATAATTGAAAATTGGATGTAATAAAAAGGAGCCAGAGAAGTAATGTTCCTCAATGGCTCCTACATTATTAATATTTTTCGCCTACAATTTTTTCGTATTCGTCTTTTGTGATTAGTCCTTTTTTAACAGCAATTCTTACCAACTGCTTATTCCAAAGTCCTTTTACATAATTTTTTCGAATAGTTTCAAAATTCATGTATTATTCCTCCGTCGAATCACTTAATGATAACATCACCTGAGCTTCTAACGCGGCTGCAATACGTTCTTCTGCAGACACATGATTCGCAGCCATTTCTTTTTCAAAGTCTCTCTGTTGATCTTCGAAAAGTTCGATGTTATATAAATAGTCTTGATCAGTTTCGCATCCTTGGAAATCACATCCCATCTCTCGATATGTTTCCACCATATCATCAAATACCATACATAATGAACCATTCACTGTGCCACCACCAATGACGATTTTTATAAATTCCGCCATAGGATATCTTTCAATCCATTTTTCGGGTGTCATAACCTCGCCGATAGGCGTTATAATATTATCAGTTTTATTCCAAACTTGATATCTTGCCATTTTATTTCCTCCGTTTTATATTGTATAACTAATTTTGTAAAAATTAACTTTATTGCTGTTTAAAGTAAAAATATGATCGCCCAATATGTGTACATAATTACCAGATGTCGCCATTTGACCAGTTAACGCCGTTTGACGTCCAGTCTCTATACCTATATTTTTTTCATTATAACACCATATACCCCCAAAAATAGTAGCATAGTTATCTTCCGATATTTTATAAGTTAATAAAGATGTTCCGTAATTATTAAAATTTTTGGCGATGTTATTTAGGGCTGAATTTTTGGCTATTGTGCCGGATGAATTTATACTATATAATAATCGACCGTTATCACCATCATTAATGGATACTATAGTTTTATCATTATGAATGGCCGATCGCATATCACGCACTGTGCCCAACGTACCTGAAAATGTTTTACTACTTAAAGTCAAAGTAGACGACACAGAGACTATTACTTCTCTACTATTAATCAAATGTAAAGAGTTGGGAGTATTTGCTCGTCCATCTATAAAACGCTCAAACATACTATCTAATGGTGTTACAGACCCTTTCGTTAACGAACTATTATAAGTTGTACAATATGTCTTGGTGTTGTCAGCTTCTCCTGAAGACCAATCAATCCCCCCAGTTATCACAATAAAATTACCGACACTACCAATTCCAAAATTATATAGTGCATATGTTAACGACGTCATCACGGTTCTTGTCAAACTATTATTATATGCATTAACTACTTTATGTGCGACATTCGTATCGTAATCACCATCTGTTGTGTTATAATATCCACCAGCAAACACTACATAATTTCCTACAGCACTAGCCCTAGTACCGTACGTTGTTCTGGAAAATGCCGTAGCCGATATTTTGGTTAATGATTTATCAAAAGCTGTTACCTCGGAGCTACAGTAATCATTTTTGGTTCCACCAACTATTAATATATGATTTCCATCAGCGGTTGGGTGTACACAAGTGTCTTCATAGTAAAAACTATTAGGTAATGTTATTGTTTTATTACTTTCCTCAGTCAGTCCGATAACAGTTCCACAAGTATATATTAAATGATCGTTATAATAGCAATATTTTACAACATTATTATTATATGATATATAATTTATTAGTGTGTCATTTAAATAAGTACTCATTGCATCACCTGCTATACACTTTCTAAATATAGAGATCCTGTTGCGGAATCAAAACTCGCCACTTTCACATTTAAATTGCTTCTGATGGTTTGAACATCATCGCTAGAAGCAGCACCTAAATCGTCTAATGAAATATCACCAGATATTGTTTTTCCATTTATCTTAGGTTTATTGTTGATCTCTAAATAACTCACTCTTTGTGGATTTACATTACCCGCAACTTGAACCATTCCTTCTGAAGTATGTATATTTACACTCATATTTATCACCTCTTTTTTGCAATGCTAACTCGTTAATGTTAATTTAGCAGATATTGTTGGGTTTGATATATTAGCAATACCAAGACTGGTCCATGTTGTTGCTGTTGAAGAAGATGCAGACGTATTACTAATTGTAATGGAATCTATTTCGGATAAATCTACAGTGATTGTACTTCCAGGTGTATATGAACTCGCAAGGGTTGTGCCATTACCGACAATTGATAATTTATTTGTTTGATAACTATACGAACCCGAAGGTGATGTTCTATACGAATAATATTTATTACTTATTATTTCCAGCGTACCCGAAGTATAATTGGTAGTGTCAATGGTGAACGAATCTATGTGCGCGTCAACAAATGCTACACTGCCACTAGTAGTAGAGGTTCTAGACGATATTCTCAACTGTGCTGAAATATTTATCACTAAATCAGCGCTTTGAGATCTAAAAGGGTGTACTGAATCAGCACCATTTTGACAATAATCGCCCGCTATTGTCCCTTCCTTATATACTTCCGTATCCGATAAAAGATTCTGACCTGTAACACTATTTGCTAAAATATATTCACCGTTTTCATCTGTATATGGGGAATCAGTATCTACCAAATATACAACTGATGGATTTTTATGGAAAGAATAACCGCCTAAGTTTGTCAACAATTTCTTATTTATCAACGCATCTACAATCTTTCCGCTTTCTTCAAGTTGAAGCAAAGATTCTTCATCAGGAATAATGCTTACAGGCGTGTCATCGTAATCATCTGTAATATTAATAACCATACCTTCCATAATATTATCTTTTTCTGCTTCGTACTCTTCGGTAGTACCTGTCCAACCGGACAAGCCACCTCCACCGCCAGATTCAGCTATTTTCTTAGCTTCTTCCATGTAATATTTTGCATTATCGACATCTTCGTTTTCTCTAGTACCTGTAGTACCAACTGCGTAAGATTTTGACAATAATGCCGATTCATTAGAATTTGTTTCGCTAATTTTAGCGGCCTCTTCACTAGCCTTAGCATTTACTTCTGATAATCCCAACGCTTCTTCACTAGCCTTAGCATTTACTTCAGACTGCTTAGCAGCTTCCTCGCTCGCTTTAGCGTTTGTTTCCGATGTTAAAGCGTTTTCTTCGCTGGTTTTAGAATTATTTTCTGATAAAGATGCGGCAACTTCACTAGCCTTAGCATTTACTTCAGACTGCTTAGCAGCTTCCTCGCTCGCTTTAGCGTTTGTTTCTGATACTTTAGAATTTGTTTCGCTTGTAACTGCTGTGTGAGCACTTTCTATAGCCTGAGATGATGCTTGAATGGCACTATTAGATGCGGCCTGAACATTTGCCAAGTAATTAGGCTGAAGTTTGTCCTCGGTGATAGAGCCGTCTTTCACCTCAAAAGAATATGACTTATTAATACCGTCGCTTGTAACTTTTACAGCGATTGTATCGGAATTTTCAAATGTTAATATAGGTATTATATCTGAAATATTTGTAACGAACTCGCTACCGTCATCGGTTGTCATTTTTAGAATACCATCTTCAGACAACGTAAAAGATACTGGTATCTTTTCGATATTCAAATCAAATATAATCTGTTCCCCATTAACTTTTGTTATTGTAATTATTCCTGTATCGCTATCCATACTCCAATCATTGATGGTGTTTAATACAACTGACTTATCGGCTTTAACCGTATCAAGTAAAACCACGCTATCGTCCAAACTGTCAATAGCGTAGTCCATATGATTTAAATTAATCTCGTTAATAGGCGTGAGAATACTAGGATAATTTTCCCATTGTATTCTAGAATATATTTTATTCATCTATTACCCCCTTGATTGATAATTGTCGAACAATAATTGCTCGCCGGATAAATTTCTACTTAATATAATAGTCTCGAATCCATTATCGTGAGTTATTACTCTAATCACATCTCCTGTTTCAATATAAGGAAGACCTAATGATTCTATTTCAGCAGGGATGTAAGAAATATATTTTAAACTTTCGGCTATTTGACCTAATATTGTATTGATTTGGTCATTGGTGAATTTACAATTTTTAATCAAAAAATTATCATCTAATGAGTAATACTGATATTCTTTATGATTATTATTTAAATAACCATTATCTATTTCTTTCTCAAGATATGTTTCAACACCACTCGTATTAGTAAATAGTGTATAAACTTTGCTATAATATTTTGTTGGTTCATCATCATATACGGCATTCATATAATATCCTCGATAAGCTAGATGTGTACTAGATGACCTACCTAATAATTTATCCATCGGATATAAATTATCAGCTGGATACAACCCAAAATTTTGATTAATTTTTACAAATTCAAAAACGCCATAACGATTATATCTTCCAAAATATCCTTTAAATTCTGCAAAGCCTTCTACCAATCCCTTAACATCATACATTTTACTTTGATCAATAGTATATATACCATTACCAATATTTTTACGACTTACAGATAATGTTAAATCGGACAAATTAGTTATCGATGTTAACAATATATTATTTGATGGTCTTAAATCTATTGTTTCTGTTAATACATTTACACTATCGAAAGTAGTTTTACCTCCAGCTGGCATGTTCTTATCAATAGTTATAGTTAACCGATATGGTATCATTAAAAAAGTTTTTTCTAGTATATTACTACTCGTGTAAATTTTTGCTAATTCATTATCATTTAAATTAACATATGGATAAATATAATTATAATTATTCAACGGAATATATGCAATACCATACTTGGAACCCGACAACTGATTCTCTATATCCTTACGGCGTATTTCAGCCTGTTGACGACGTGCTTCTGTCTTGATTACATATGGGAGCTGAATGATTAAATCTAATTTTCCGGCTCCACTCTGTTCATCAATGACATCTAATAAGTTAAGTTTTCTTATTAATCGCTGTGATGTCGAGTTAGGTTCATTCATTACCGAATACAATGGATTTTCGATAATTGATACCATTCTCTTTGATACAATAACCTCTTCTCGTTTACCTTTAGCTTCGTTATAGACCTCTACTTTTACTTTTGTTGGATACCACTGAGTCACTCTTCCAGTTCTCATTGTGATAACCTTAAATGATTCCGTGTCATTAGGGTCTACATCTGTATCAACCGGAACAAGCGCAACCACACCTTCATCCAACATAGACTGAACGGTGTCTTGTACAAGTGCACGACCTGTCTGGTCGATATTTGCTTCAAGTGTTAAACAGTTATTTAATCCGGAGTCTACGACCCCCATGAACTGTTCATTTTTATCCAGTCGAACATGTAAAATTTTAATGGCGGCTACGTCCATCGCTATTCTGTTATACACAGCATTAACAATAGACCGTTCATTACCCCTGATAGGCCTTCTTCTATCGGGCTTGTAAGCTGAACCACCTTCGATGTATCTTATCGATGATGTGGGGTCTTTGTTCAGGAAAGCGTTCCAAGCTCGTTTGACTCTGGAACCGATCGTAGATTCATCCATTTTGAATTTCCTCCTTATTCGAACGCTTCTTTATTTGCTTTGTAAGCTATGTAAGCATCCATCATGGCTGCTACAGCATCAATCTTCTGTTCAGCTCGTTTCTTATAAAGTTTTCTATTTCCATTTGTGTCTTCCAATGTGATACAGTTACCCATTGCAAAGCACATCAGTTCCTCATCGAATAAAAGCATTCTTTCTTCAGAAAGTTTCTTTAATTCACCTAAAGGAACAGATTCGGTACGTGCACCCTGAATTACTTTCTCAATACCAAATGGTCCATTTTCTGACTGCCATCTTTCTACAAACTCTTTTGCGTTGTACGGGTCGAAACCGAGACATCTGACATCGTAATCACACTCAATAATGTGTTGGTCTAAGTCATCGTAGACCTGCATCATGTCAAGAACGGTACCTTCTAATACAACAAGGCTTCCTTCTTTCATGAATTCGTCGTATTTAATTCTCATAGCTCCGGGTAATCTCATTAGAGTTTTAGATGTGATGTAGTTACGGGTTTTGATACCGAATTCACCACTGGATAATGGGAATAAGAAAGTAAAAGCACAGAAGTCATCTCCTTGAGAAAGGTCGGCTCCAAGTGCACAAGGCATTGACCAGTAAGTTCTTGGTCTATGAGGAAGCGTTTCTTCGTATGTAAAGTAGTAAGTGTAACCTTCCATTGGAATACCAAATCTCTTGGCAAGGATATCGTTTCGTGTAGCCGGTGCATTCTCTGCTCTGTCTACATCCAACTGATAAGTCTCATAGGTTACAGTCTTTCCAATATTGGGATTTGCTTTCATCCACATTTCTGGATAAGCAACTTCATCAATACTATCCAGTTTGTACCACCAAATAGATACATGTGGATTTATGTAGTCGCCCTTAAGAATGTCCGACAACTCCATTTTGATTGTGTCACCACTTCCGTTTCGTACAGTTCCTTCCGAACTTGTAGCGACAATTAGGTAGTCATCCAATTTGGATGCACCCTGCTCGATTGCTCCAATTACGTCCTCTCTAATGTCGCCAGACAACCATTCGTCTACTGTTGCTGTTGCACATCTAAGACCCTGAAGTTTATTAATACTCATTGGTCTGACTTCTAAGAGAGAGCCTGTTAAGAAGTTCTCAACGCCCTTCTTGGTGGAGGCTAACTTAACTCGATTGGCTTTGGAACCGGTCGTGTTCTGTAAAGAACCCTCTGTAAGAAACTTAAAAAGAGGTCCGCGCGCTCTCGTAATTGCTGTACGAAATGGCGACATGACCTCTTCTGCTTGCTTCATTGTAGGTGCTGTTGTAATTTGGTGTGTGGTGGATGTATCAACATTCAATCTATATGACTGAATGCAGGTATCATAAAGCGATTTAGATGCACCTCGACCGACTATCAAATACTGTTTGTTAATCAATCTCTTCTTAACCGTTTTATTTACATAGTGTCCACCATGTCCATCCGGATTTGGTTCATAAATACTTCGTTCAACAAAGTAATACCAACCAAACACTTGCTCACCCCATAACTTAAAGGTGTCAAGTAAATTTAAGTCACCACCATCGGTGAGTGTAAGTTCATTTTCACAGTATTTTATCCAACCTTCAACCGCTTTATCGTCATACCAAATACCGGGATTCGCGATTAGGTCGTCGATTCGATTCATCTCCAAAGAGATTTCTTTGCATACTGGAATCTCCCCTCTCATTACGGCATCTCTGAACTGGCCGTAATACTTGGGTGTGGCCGTATTTGATAATGCCATGATTGTGTTTCTCCTTATCTGAAAATCAATATTAATGACTCCTATATACTTTTCGAATATCTTTTTTACTTGTAAATTCGGAGATATTCATATTCATAAGATTCTTGTTTGACTCAATCCATCTTTTAGCCGCTTTTCGAGCTCTTTTAACAGTTTCATCATTTTCGGATATTAATTCTTTAACTTTCTTGTCGGCACTTAAATAATCCTCCAGATCATTAAATAATTTATCAGAAGAATTAGAATATTTTCTAACATAAGCAGTGCCAGTTTCGTCGAATATCCGATTTTTTCTTTCATATTCATTTTCTCTTTCGGAATCGCGATCTTCTTTCCAGTGCCTATATGTAACACTGTTTCGCCCGTATTTTTTTAAATCAGCAATATTCGCTTTGGCTTGTTCCGACTCTTCTCGAAAACGTTTTGCTTTGGCGTTAGCTTTGTTAGCGAGTCTATCACGGTAGGCTTCATTCTTACCCAATCTTTTTCGACCTTTTTCAGTTAAACTTCCATCGGCATTCTGAAATCTACGTACACCCCACTTTTGGCCTTTGATGCCGTGGTGTTGTAAATATACATAACTCATTATATGTATCCTCCTTAACAAAAAAAAATAAGATAGCATTACGCTACCTTATTTCGTCAATTTTTATTGCTTTATTCTGAGCTTTTCCATACCCATCCAAATCATTAAACGCTTTACTTGCGTCGAACAGATTTACGTCCCCATTCTTATTAACTGATACTAAATGAGATTGATTAGTATGCATGTTTTTATACTCATGACTAAGTATCCTAAAAACATACTCGTTATCATACTCAAATCCCTCAATTATATAATCATGTGGAAATCTTTTTCGAACAAGCTCTATCGCTTTATCAAATGATACCATATGTCATAACCTCCTTCATAAAAGACTATGTTAATCATGCGTGTTTAGAAACGGCTAATTTCTTGATGAAATTTAAATCATTCAACTCTAAATTATCGGTTCTAACATATTGTACACCATTCTTCGATGCTTTGTAAAATATATCTAAAGCACCTGAATTTGAAGAAAAGGCTTGCTCAATTTGTGTATCTAATAAATATACTTTGTTATTAAATACTTCATAAGCGATTGAGTGTTTACCGCCGATTGTTTCTAATAAAAGATTTCCTCGTGCTCCTGTTCCTTGTTTTAGTAATTCTCTGTCTAAGTCGGACCAATTAGTCACCTTTGCTGATTTAATAACTGGATTCTTATACAATTTATTCATCAAAGTAGTATTATCATACTGTCTGGTATCTACCAATTGTGCTATTGTATCAAATCCTCGACACTTAAGTTCATAATTAAAAGTGCAAGCCTGGCAATTAACCGATGACAATGCATGACCGTCATTAGTCATCATTAAATGATTAACGCCTTTTAATTTAGTAATATGATTAGGATTAATTCCTTTATAATCCTTGGTGATATCATGCGGTATTTTTGATTTCGGAAATAGATTGGATAAATTGTCATCCACGCCGCCATAACCGTCCAATGATTTTTTGCCCTTCCTAATCAAATCGTCGAGTTTACCACTTTTATACAACTTATATCCACCATAAGCAACTAAAGCTGTACCAGTAGCAGCAACACCAATCTTAATATACCGTTTCTGTTTATCACTTAAACCTTTCTTCTCTTCGGTTTGTTCATTATCGGATTTCTGACGATTTTCAACACGTCTTCTACCTGCCGCTGTCAATCGTCCAGTTTTATCTTGAAATCTTCTAATGCCCCACTTCTGACCTTTAATACCGTGGTGGTAAAGCGCGTTACGAGAAATGTAATAGTTACTCACTCACATCCCTCCTAAACTGTTGTACTTCCAATCTTTTTAAGAACCGCTTCGCCAAGTTTTTTATAAGTGGCTGTAGCTCCTTTAACAGCAACAATTGTTCCGGCTGTGGCAATATAGGCAGCAACAGCCTTCTTTCCAATCGATTTCTTTTTTGTTAAATCTTTATATTGCCTTTCCAATTGTAAACGTGTATTTGCTTCTTGTATTTCTTTATTAGACATCTGAGAAACTTTTTTCTTACGAATTGCTTTAACTCTAGCACTATCATCGCTTCTTTGTGTACGAGCACGTCTTTTTCCAGCTGCAGTTAATGTGCCGTCAGCATTACGGAATCTACGTACACCCCACTTCTGACCTTTGATACCGTGGTGATAAAGTACTCTATACTCCATTTTGAATTTCCTCCTTCTTAGTTTCGGCGGTGGCATTCAAACGCCATTCGTATTCTTTAATAGACTCTTTTATAGATTCAATTACAAAAGAACTTGATGGTGGGTCGAATACTAATCTTGTTTTTAAGTGCATATAAGTCTTAACAGATTCTAATAACTTATTATCACCTATATAATCTGACCATTTTGTAGATTTATCTTTAATCACAAAACCATCAGCAGGACCAACACCGAGTTGATTCAAGATGGCAAACACAGAATTGATGTGAATGATAATGTCAGGATCAAACTGTTCGTATTCTTCCGGATACCCAATCAACTTCTTAATTGATGTTAGTATGCTTTCCATATCGTTTCTCCTTATTTGACTGTTACGAACTTAGCCATTACGTAACCTTTAATTCCAGTCTTTGTGGTAATTTTCAACCATTCAGAACCGGATTCAAAAGATTCAATTTCAAATTCTGTTCCTTTAGAAATCACAGCAACTCTAGTTGCTACTTTAGACGCAGCGTTTCGAACATTTAACTGCTCACATTCGGTAACAACACCTAATACGTTTTTCTGTTTTTTAGATTTTACAGGTTTTTCAGAAACTTCTGGTGCAGCCTGTTCAATAATTTCTTCAATTACTTTAGTTTCTTCTACTACTTCAGATGTAGCGGTTTTCTTTTTTGTTGCCATTTTATTTACCTCCACGTTTTTTTATTAAATATGATGCCACATACGCAGTGGCAAGAACTGTTCCAATAGCTGCTTTTTTGTTAGAACCTTTAAAATTATCTTCAACAATTTTACGTCCGGTTTCTATAGACTTCGAATTTTCTTTATAAAAAGAATCGGATAAGACTTTGGCATTCCAAAACGCATCAGTGTTTAATTCATAAACGTCTCGCGCCATTAATTCGAAAAATTCATCATCATCAACATTTGAATACTTTCCACCGAAATCTTTTGATAATTCTGAATTAGATCGTATTAATTTGTTTCCCTCGTCTTCTTGTTTCTTTTTTAATTCTTTTAATTTATCATAGTCTTTGACATGACGTTTACCTACTTCGGTTAAACTACCGTCTTTATTTTGATATCGTCTTACACCCCACTTCATACCTTTAATACCGTGGTGTTGTAAATGAACATGTGTGATAACCTTTGTCCTCATCGAATCTATACCATTCATCAAAGTTCTCTAAAGGATCATAAGGATTATCGAAAGTAGTAATTGCACATCTTCTAGCCATAATACTTATTAAATCCTTTCTATGCATTCAATTGTTTGGAGATTGTAGATGTAGAACAACCAATAGCTTCTGCAATTTCAGCATTTGTATAACCAGATGCTCTCATAGACTTAGCTTTATTAATCTGGGCTTGAGATAAAGTATTAGATGTCTTTGGTAAAGCACGAGCAGTAATCTCTTCTTTTCTAGCATATCTCATAATTTGCATTAATTTGGCATCTGAAATAGCACCTGCCTGAATAGCTTCCCATTCTCTATCAGTAATTTCTATTTTACTTTCTTTACCACGCGCAGATACAGTAGCTCTAGCATTATTAATAGCTATCTGTTTCTCTTTCTTCAAAGCCTTCTTGTCTTTTTCGAGGGCGGGGTTATCTTGAATCTTTGCTTTCACTACAGAATTTGCAATAACTTGCGCTCTTCTTTCACGAGGAGCGTTCTTTGCCGCTACATTTAATTTAGCATCTAATGAAAATACTTCATTTTGATACAATTCTTTAGCACTCGGACTGTATTTAAGTCTAGGTGTTGTAACAAGCTCTTTTCTAGCCTGATTTGCTAAAGCTTTCATCTTATTAGCATAATCTGCATAAGCATCTTCTTGTGGAGTGCCAGATGACAAAATATAAGCATCATCTATATAGTTCATAAGCTTGACTTTCTGTGTGGCTACTTTCAATTCACCAGTCTTTTTGTCAATGTACTTACGACCAGACTCTTTATAAGTCTTAACACCTGTTTCTTTATCAATAATTCCGCTTCCCTGACGCTCTGGAATATCAACAGTCTGCTTCTTTTTAGAAATTAATGTAGATCAACACTAGATGGTCTTTCAACTTTACGAAAAGTCGTTCCACCATCAGTAGAATAATAATCTGTAACTGATTGAATTTCTCCCATATGTTGATAAACATACTTATGGTCAATATCAGGATTACAAAGAACTTTGGTATTAATCTGTTTACCAGGATTTGTTGTTTGTGGAATTCCAATTGGATACACATTATATCCATCTAATTCTAATATTGCTAAAGCCTCTTGTAGTTTTGTCTCCGAAATACCCATTTCTCGGTTTACTCCGGCACCAACATCAAGCATACCTTTTTTGGTAAGTTCTTCTTTTAATTTATCAGCTGCCAATTTGGCTTTATTTTTATTAGCTGCTGTATTTTCATTTAATAAAGAACGGATTGAAGAGTCATTTGCATAACCCATCTTTTCAGCAATCTCATTTAAAGAATATCCGTCTTCTCTAAGAGCCTTTGCTCTCTCTGCTTCTAAAGTTCGGCGTTCATGTTTGGCCAGTGTAACAGCAGTTCTTAATTTTGTTGTAGACGGCTGTCCTCTATCACCAAGGATTCCAAGTTCTTTAGCGATTTCATTTTCACTAAGACCTTGTTTCTTTAATTCTTCAACGCGACTTAAGAAATCGCCGCTATGCTGATAAGGGCTTTCACCAGAACCCCATGGATAACGTCCGGAACGTCTTTTTACTCCATAATGCATGAGAACATCTTTTAATGGCGGATTTTCAAATATCATGGATTAGCCCTCCTGTTCTTTAATATTATTGATGATTTTATCGAATGTGATAATCTTATCCATTATCGGTAAAATCTCTTCAGCAGTAGGTTCATGATGTAGAATTTCGTCATTCTGATAAATACGTAATTCCATACCAATACTGCCAGGTTTAATTTTATACTCCAAACAAAAAAGAGCCGCGTAAATTAATAGCTGCTCAATCTTAGCTGGTGTAACACCTGTCTTCAAATCATGAATTCTTAAGAAATCTTTTCTAAATGAAATACTATCGGCAGTTCCAAAACAATTATCTGAATAAACTAATAATTGTTCAGGTATCATTTTAAATCCAATAGCATCATTCACATACATGTTGAGTGTATTATGTGTCTTCGGTAATCGTTGTCCAAGTTTAATACACTGTGCCGCAAAATCATGGAGAACTGTACCTCTCATTGTGGCGAGATGATTTAGGTATGATGCTGCAATCTTATCTTCATCATAATTAATCCAATGGTACTTACTTGCTCCTAGAAATGCGTGCATTCCTTCCAGATTTCCATGCTTGTTGAAGTTCATTTAATACTTCCTCCTTATTCTCTGGATAAATGAATCGGGAGAAGGACATTTTATTTAGAATATCAACATAATACTCTTGGTTTGGTCTTTTCTTGCTCTTGGCTGATTTCTTACATTCGAGACAAGCCCATTTATTTTTGTATAATATAAGCAAGTCTGGAATACCCTGTTTGTATTTGGGGTCAAGTTTCATAACAAGACAACCAACAAACATCTCTTTCAATTCCTTGATGAGTTTTGCTTGAAAGTCTCGTTCTAAGTTTGTTCCCTTAGCCATAACAAATATCAACCTTTCTTAAATTTTAGACAAGAAAAAAGAGAAAGGCTTAATAGCACCGACGCGGGTACTATATATCCCTTCTCTTCATAAAAGAGCATGATTTTTATGCGAACTAAATTTTTATTGCAAAATATCAGTCATCGTATGCACAATAATCGTCATCATCGTCATCTGATAAAAGATAACATGTACTCTTACAATCCGGATATGGACCGTCACAATTAATACATTCAACTGGTTTGCGATAATCCTCATCTATATCGTAAGTATAAATCTCTTCTTCATATGTCGATTCTAAAGTATGATAACCGTCGCCATCTGCCGCTTCTTCATCCGTTATACTATAGTTACATATTTCACACTCATAATAACCTTCTGGTCTATGAGCAGTCATCACATGACAATACGGACAATACTGATTTCCGGTTGGTAGAAAATATTTAATATTAATACCACCATCTTTGTCCAATAATTTTCTAGCAAATTTTGATAATTTCGACAATCCCATATTATGTACCTCCATTAATTGCATTGTAGTACTTTTACAATACAATCGCAAGGAGTAAAATATCAGGATTTCTTAGGAACTTATTACATGTCGATACCTAATATAGAAAATGATTCCTTAATCGAACTAACAAATAAACTATTCTTCTCATATTCAGTTTTAATTCTATCAATGCAAATATCAACAGGTAATGCTTCCGCTACCACAACCTTCTCGTTCATTGGCATTGCTTTGATTCTACTTTTAAGAACGTCAATGTAGCCTTGTGTCATAGGTATATCTTCAACTATCCGTACAACACCAGGTTTAGATAAGAAGCTTGGAATTTTGAAATCACTGCTATCTCTCCTAACGACCTCTGTGTTGCTATTATTAACATTCATAAATTTTGGTATATTGAGCTCGTCTTGAATTCCTTCTAACTTGCTCTTATTATCGTGTAATTGATTCTCAATCACTTTGCTCAATTTAAAAATATTACTCTTTCTTTTCATAATCCCCTTCCTTTACTTTTGCCCCCTCAACAAACTTAACCGGTTTTTCTGAATTTTCATTCATGCCATGCTCTAAACATTCATTACATGGGTCTTTGTATGCCTTCACATCATAGTGTTCGCACTTCTTGCAATATTTGTCAAAACGTACTTCTTTAAAATTATTATCCATACACTACACTCCTTTTATCTAATGTTAAAATAATTACTTGGTTCAAATATCATTTCATCCAATCCACATCCTATAGCCTTAGCAATTTTGCTGGCTACGAATACATTTGGAATATTATCTTTTGATAGATATCGACTCACTGCTGTTTGTGTTACATTACAAATATCAGCTAAGTCACTCTGCATCATGCTTCTCAATAACATCCGGTACTTAATCTGTCTTACAAATTCTTTATGAATCTCTTCATCCGTAATATTATGTAAGTCTCTTGTGAGATTGTGCATTCTTTCATTAACAACCTCATACACATAAATTTCGTCCTTACAAGTCCTGAGAAGAATATCATCACCCCTATCCACGAACTCTACAGTATTCCTAAACAAATCAGGATGTGACATCTCTATATTGCGTCTATCATACTCATTCATACAACTTTTTCTCCTTTCTGAACAAATATCATAAAAACGTCCATTTTGACCTAAAATTATGTCTGTGGCCAAATGCCCACTTTTTTTCGCATATTATATAAAAAATTGCATTTTATGAGTATACTCATATTTTACTTCTTTTTTTTTTACTTCAAAATAAAAGTGGGTTTTTGACCAAACACCCCGCAAACCCGCATAAATACGGGGTTTTTCGTGGCCAAATCCATTTTTAAAAGTGGCCATTTGCCCACTTTTTTTGACCAAAACGCAAAAATGCAATTTTCGAAAAACTCAAAAACTGCAGCAAAAGTGGGCAGACGACCAAAAAGTGGCCACATTTATGTGTGCGCAAAAATAGAAATTATATCAAATCGCACGTAAAATTTACGGCAAAACGTATGGCTTCCGTAACTGAAAAATCCTTCAATTCCATGATTTTTACTAATTTTTCTATTTCGTTGTCATTAAATCTGACATGTACATGTTTATCTCGGGATTGTTTACTCTTTGGTCTACCTCGTTTTTTCTTTTCTACCATACTATTTTCCTCACATATTAAGCCGGACTACAACATTTCTCACCAGAATATCTTTCTTTCATAATTTCATAGTAATTTTCGATCACAATATGAGGTGGAACGCTATATCTCTTAATGTTATATCTTTCTGCTACCATGCTTTCAATATAACAACCATTCCAAATATAGTCATCACTAATACCAATGATAATATCAGCTGTCGATAATTTCTCCAACGACTTACCAAGATACCAAATCGCCTGATTATTAATTCTTCAATCTCTGCCGGCTTTGGATTAATCATTCTTACAACTTTGGATTCCGGTCCCTGCTTCTTCCAGTTCACCAAGAATAAGTTAGGGAATACTTCCACGTCATAAAAAATAAGAGGTGCATCTTCGTTCTTAGACGGTTCTGATGCCTCCTCTGATTTAAATTTCATTTTACATACAAGTTTTACACAATACTCTGACTGGTTGGTACTGTTAGCCGCGAATGCCAACACGTCACTTTCCATATCTGAAATATCATAGTGCAAACCACTTTTGTATACTCTAGCAGCCACTGAAACCGGTACCGAACCCGATGCAAACTCGTTCATCGCTATTACCTCCTTTCAACGGCTATTCTAGATTAACAACTGCTATTAAGTGAAATAAAAGTCGAACTGTAAAAAATTACAAAAAAAGAGAGTGTTTGTAACACCCTCCCGGTTGAATTATGTATTAAATTTTTTCCACCTCTCAACTGTTAGTGGAGTAGGCCAATCTTCATAAGGTAAATCGTCACATGTTATTATGTTGTTAATCATACCGTCAATTATATCTGCTCTATAATGTTTATAAGGTTTCAGATTATTAGGTAACAATCTGTGAATCTTTTTACACTCGATACATTTATATCTCGGTATCATAATATACATACTTTGACCATATTCGGATTTTATTATTCTTTTTGTCTTATCCCTATATCGCACTTTTCCTCCACAGTCGGGGCATGTGTCGTTTATATCTCTTATCATTTTACATAATCCTCCTTATCGTTATATAAAATGATTTTTTCGCGATTTACCCCATTTTTTGATTGTGGATTCGCAAGGATAATCTTCATAGTCCAAATCGTAACTGGATAAATACCCATTTATAAATCCTTCTATAATATTTTTTTCATAATGTTTATATGGTAGTAAATGGGATGGTAATTCTCTATGAACCATTTCACATCTTTTACACTTAAACCTTTTTAGCATTATCGTATAAGTCTCGCCTCGATTAGTTTTTACTTTTCTTTTTACTCTACCTATATGTTTTAAAGGTCCTCCACACTTAGGACAAATTTTTGTAGACTCTGTTATCATATAAAATAAATCCTTCTTATTTATTATAAGTTATAGTATAAATGTTTTTACGATTTTTCATCCCGGAAAATTTTTGGGTATTGAAATATAAATTACTTCGGTGTATGATTAAGTTCCATTCATACACTTTTCCAACCATTTTGAAGTATTTATTGAGAAATGAAAGGAGAAAATATAAAAATGTTATTAAAATGTCCTGAATGTGAGTTACAAGTAAGCGATAAAGCTCATGTTTGTCCGCATTGTGGCTATCCTATGCAGACAACATCCAAACCTCGCCGAAATAACTCATCCAAACGCAAACGTCTACCAAATGGATTTGGACAGATAACTGAAATCAAAGGAAGAAATCTAAGAAAACCCTTCCGAGCAATGGTTACTGTCGGAAAGAATATAAACGGTAGACCGATAGCAAAACCTTTAAAACCGGAATCGTATTTTGCTACGTATAATGAAGCCTATCAAGCTTTGATGGATTACAATAGGAATCCGTATGACTTGGATGACGATATACGAGTAAGTGAATTGTATGAGAAATGGACTGATGAATATTTCAAAGACCTTTCTTCTGATACATCTGCTCGTACTATCACTTCTGCTTGGGCTTATTGTTCCGCCATTTACGATATGCGAGTTAAGGATGTACGTGCTAGACATTTAAAAGGTTGTATGGAAGACGGTTACCGAATTGAAACACGAGGTAAGGATAAGGGTCAGAAGAAATATCCATCCGCAACTACTAAGTCTCGTATGAAATCTCTGTTTAATCTTATGTTCGATTATGCTTATGAATATGAGTTGGTGGATAGAAATTACGCTCGCTCATTTGAAATTTCTAAAGAAGTTGTTCAAGAGATGGAAGAAAATAAACGTGACCATATTCCATTTACTGAAGAAGAGATTAATGTGTTGTGGAATAATGTTGACAGGGTAAAATTTGTAGATTGGATTCTGATTCAAACTTACATGGGATGGAGACCACAAGAACTTGCTATTTTGAAAATTGATGAAGTGGATTTGGATAACTGGACTATTACCGGAGGAATGAAAACCGATGCTGGTAAACAGAGAACAATACCGATTCACTCTCGTATTCAGTCTTTGGTCAAAAAGAATTACGAATTTGCTGTGTCGATAGGTAGTGAACGATTATTTAATGATAAAGGTCAGACTCATGCAGGTCGTTGGGAACTCACCTATGACAAATATGCAAATCGCTTTAAGAAGGTTATAGAATCTCTAAATATAAATCCTAACCATCGTCCTCACGATCCTCGTGGAACTTTTGTTACCCGTATTCGTAAAGAAGGTGTTGAAAAGGATGCTGTAAAGGCTTTAGTAGGTCATAAAGCAGACGACATAACTGAATCCGCATATACAACTCGAGATATCGAATGGCTTAGATTAGATATAGAAAAACTAAAATAGAATGTATTATAGGCTAATGTTTATAGTGTATGAGTAGCAGTGTAGGGATAATGTATGATTAATGTATGAATAACCTACATTTCCCTACAATTAACTACTCTTATTCACTTTTTAAAATACCGTATTTATCGCAAATCTTAGAATTTACCGGCTTTTGCGGCTTCTTCAATAGAAACTGCAACTGCTACAGTCATACCAACCATAGGGTTATTACCTGCACCGATGAGACCCATCATTTCTACGTGAGCTGGTACAGATGAAGAACCTGCAAACTGAGCGTCAGAGTGCATACGTCCCATTGTATCTGTCATACCGTAAGAAGCAGGACCTGCAGCCATGTTATCTGGGTGAAGTGTACGGCCTGTACCACCACCTGAAGCAACTGAGAAGTATTTCTTGCCCTGTTCGATACATTCTTTCTTATAAGTACCTGCTACAGGATGCTGGAAACGTGTAGGGTTAGTAGAGTTACCTGTGATAGATACGTCTACGCCTTCTTTGTGCATGATTGCAACACCTTCGCAAACATCATTAGAACCATAGCAGTTAACTTTTGCACGAAGACCTTCAGAGTAAGCTTTTCTGAATACTTCTTTAACTGTATTTGTATATGGATCATATTCTGTTTCTACGAATGTAAATCCGTTGATACGAGCGATAATCTGAGCTGCGTCTTTACCAAGACCGTTTAAGATAACACGTAATGGTTTCTGACGAACTTTATTAGCTTTTTCAGCGATACCGATAGCACCTTCAGCTGCTGCGAATGATTCGTGACCAGCTAAGAATGCGAAACATTCTGTTTCTTCTTCAAGTAACATTTTACCTAAGTTACCATGTCCAAGACCTACCTGACGTGTATCAGCAACAGAACCAGGAATACAGAAAGCCTGAAGACCTTCACCGA